GTGAAGTTCAACAATCCTATGAACTATTCCCAGGGTATGATAACTTGAGAGATTTGAATGGTGATGGATTTGGAGAGACGATCATTGACGCTACTCTAAACAGCGGCAGATCAGATGCTTTTGTTCCTTCTAGTAGAGACAACCAATTCTTAGAATATCAGTTTAGTGCTGATAATCTTGATAAATTTACAGGATTTGCCATTAAGATTGTGTGCTCTGGAAGTAATGAAGCATATGCTCCAAGATTTAAAGATCTAAGAGTTATTGCTCTCGCATGATTCCTGTTGAAGGACATAAACATCTTTACAGAGATGAAAACTCTGGTGCAATTGTAAATTGCGATACTATTGGATATTCTCAATACGTTAAAATGAAATCTGAAAAGCAAAAACAAAAAGAGGAGCTTGATCAGATTAAAATTGATATTGAGGAAATAAAATTTTTATTAAGGGAGATTATTCATGGATCCAAATAGTATACAACTTGAAGATATTAATAAGTTATTTGAATATGAGATGCAGTCTAGAGAAATTGATGAATGTAATGATATTGAAAAACTTAGAACCATGCTCAAAATATCCATAAAGTTGTACATGAAGCAACAAGAGGTTATTAAAGAACTTGGATTTGGTGAAGTATAAATATATTTTAGATCCTGAAGTTTTTTATAAATGGCAGCTGTTTATGTAAGTAATCTAGTTGTAAATACTGGTACTACATTTACTCAAACTTTTTCACTAGAAAATAGTGATTCTAGTTCTATTTTAAATTTGGGCGGATACTCGGTTTCCGCTCAGATGAGAAAACATGCTGGTAGTTCATCATATACATCATTTAGTGCTTCTGTAGTTAACGCTACTGCTGGTACAGTTAGAGTTGGACTAGGAACTACGACGACTGCCTCCTTAAAACCAGGTCGTTATGTTTATGATGTTTTGATCACTGATAATGCGGGAGTAATAACCAGAGTTGTTGAAGGATCTGTTCTCGTTAGAGAAGGAGTGACTCGCTAATGGCAGACATTAGAGTTAGAGTTGGAGCTCAAAACGCAATCAAAGTAGTTTCGTCATTAGCAGGAACTAAAGAAATTTCTTTAGGCGATTTAACGGACGTTAATTTACCACCAGCCCTTTTAAACGGAATGGTTCTCGTGTATAACTCAACAACATCAAAGTGGGACGCAACATTAGAATTAACCCCAGGCGTATCCCAGAATTTAGACATCAACGGAGGTAGCTTTTAATGGCAAGCATTATCAGGATTAAAAGATCCTCTGGTACTAGTTTACCTGGAAGTCTACAATGGGGTGAATTAGCTTACGTAACTGGTATTGGTAGTGCCACAGGCACTAGTCAATATAGAGATAGAGTTTATGTTGGAGACGACGGAACTAACGTAATATCTGTTGGTGGACGTTATTATACGTCCATGATGGACCACGTTCCAGGAACTGTTGCTGGAGTATCTAACACAAGAAATAGTGATGGTGGCATTGTCGCTGTTCTTGACAGTAGCAGAAAAGTTGATCAGTGGAATGTTGATAATTTAAGATTAGATGGAAATACATTCTCCTCCCAAAATACCGATGGAGATATTGTATTAGATCCAAATGGAACTGGTGAAATTAATATTGTTGATGATACTTATCTAAGTTTTGGTAATGACAAAGATGTAAAGTTAAGATACGACGAAGCTACAGATAATAGATTTGAAATTGAAGGTGCAGATTGGGCATTTGCCAACGGTGTTGCGATTAATATTGGTGATGTAACTGATTCAACAAATAGAGACAATGGTGCTCTAGTTGTTGAAGGTGGCGTTGGTATTGAAAAAAATCTCAATGTTGGTGGAAACGCCACTGTTGCTGGAGTTTCAACTTTCACCGGAAGTGTAACTATTGGTGATATAAAGGTTGAGCAAAATATAATCTCAACCGTTCCTGGATCAAGTGGAATTCTTTATATTGATCCATATCCCGATGGTCTAAGTAATGAAGGTACTGTTGTTATTAAGGGTGACCTACAAGTTGATGGTACAACCACATCTGTAAATTCTACGGTTGTATCAATCAATGATCCAATTATTGTTCTCGGTGATGTAACCAGCAAGAGAACAGTAATGGCACCAGTTTTGACTGGTGTTTCAACAATTACTCTTGATTCTGTAGCAGGAATCAATACTGGAGACCTTATCCAAGGAAGTGCTTCATTACCTAATAGTGGTCTGACTACTATTACTGCTTTTAATAATACCACTAAAATTGTTACAATTCAAGGTACTACCACTGCTGGTATTACCACAACGACACAATTAACAATTACCCACGCATTTGATACTAATACTGATCGTGGTGTTGCCTTTGATTACAATACTGGTGTAGGAACTGCCAATAGCAAGACTGGATTCTTTGGTTATATTGATGGTAATAATGTTGGCAGTGCCGCTACAGCAAGATCTTGGACTTATATTCCTGATGCTGTAATTACATCACCAGGCATTGTAACTGGAACTAGAGGATATCTTGATGTTAAAGGTATCTATTACCAAACTGGAGATTTTAACACCCATGGTGTTGTATATTTTGATGCTAATGGACTCCAAACTTCAACGAATAATCCAGCATCACCAACTATTACATCAAAACAAATCTTGACTGCAATTACTGAAATTAATTTAACACTTAGCAGTTCGGTATCAGTTACAGTAGGTGATTTAATTCTACAAGAAACAAGTGGAGCTTATGGTGTAGTCAAGACAACCGTGAGTGGATCTACAATCACTCTAGTTGGTGTTGAAGGGACATTTGATACTACTAATAACTTGTTAAAAAATGGAACATCATTAGCAATAATACCAACTGTAATAACACCCATATATACAAATAAACCAACCTGGACTTCAACTCTGGATGGAGGAACATTCTAAAATTTATGACAAATCAAAATAATGAAGTTGATGTGAATGTATTGATTAAATTGTATAATCAAAGACTATCAACTCTAACAAATCAAAATATTTTATTAGAGGCAAAGGTACAAACATTATCTAAAGATTATTCTGAATTAGAAGAACGATATAATGAACTGTTAATTTCCAGTCAGACAGAGGAAAAGTAAAATGGCGAAACCAGCAAGTAGACAACAACTCATTGATTACTGTTTAAGACGGCTGGGTGCCCCTGTATTGGAAATTAACGTTGATGATGACCAAATAGATGATTTAGTGGATGACGCCCTACAGTACTTCCAGGAGCGTCATTTTGACGGTGTTGAGAGAATGTACCTAAAGTACCAATTAACACAGGCAGACTTAGATCGTGGTAGTGCAAAAGGTACTAATGGTGTTGGTATAGTAACCACTACCGCTACATCTACAAATATAAGTGGTTATGGAACAACCACATCAAGATTTTATGAAACTTCTAATTTTATTCAAGTTCCCGATTCTGTTATTGGCGTAGAAAAAATATTTAAGTTTGATACTAGTTCAATTTCTGGTGGAATGTTTAGTATTAAGTATCAATTGTTTTTAAATGATCTATACTATTTCAACTCCGTTGAACTTTTACAATATTCAATGGTAAAAACCTATCTAGAGGATATTGACTTTTTACTGACTACCGATAAGCAAGTAAGATATAATAAAAGACAGGACAGATTATATCTTGATATTGATTGGGGAGCACAATCTCTCGGAACTTATCTTGTTTTAGACTGCTATAGGATTTTAGATCCAGATACTTATACTAATGTTTATAATGATAGTTTTATAAAAAAATATCTAACAGCATTAATTAAACGTCAGTGGGGTCAAAATCTAATTAAATTTAGAGGTGTTAGACTTCCAGGTGGAATTGAACTGAATGGTAGAGAAATATATGAGGATGCTGAAAGAGAACTAGAAAGTATTAAGCAAGTTATGGCCCTTGAATATGAACTCCCACCTTACGACTTTATTGGATAATGGCACTTAATCCCTTTTTCTTACAAGGATCACCTAGCGAACAAAGACTGGTACAAGATCTTATCAATGAACAGTTGACGATCTATGGTGTAGAAGTCACTTATATACCAAGAAAATTTGTAAGAAAACAAACCATCATTGAGGAGATACAATCATCAAGATTTGATGATAACTTTTTAATTGAGGCATATGTGAATACTTATGAGGGGTATTCTGGTGCCGGAGACATTTTAACAAAATTTGGAATGAGTTTGAGGGACGAACTTGTCATAACAATATCCAAAGAAAGATTTGAAGATTTTATTGCTGCGTTTTTAGCAGCAATGCCAGATGATGAAATTGAATTATCAACTAGACCTCGTGAGGGAGATCTTATTTATTTTCCATTGGGTCAAAGACTTTTTGAGGTTAAATTTGTAGAGCATGAACAACCTTTCTATCAGTTAGGTAGAAATTATGTTTATGAACTGAAATGTGAATTGTTTGAATATGAAGATGAAGTTCTTGATACTTCTATTGACGAAATAGATACAACAATTCAAGATACTGGATTCATAACTACTCTAAACTTGATTGGACTTGGAAGAACTGCTACTGCCAATGCCAATTTAAGTGCAACTACAGGATATATCAGACAAATTTTTCTCAATAATGATGGTAGTGGATATACCGGATCACCAACTGTTGCGATTTCAACAGCACCATCTGGAGGAATCAATGCCACAGCAGTTGCTATTACCACAAATAAAGCTGGCATTTATTCCATAGAACAAATAATATTAACAAATGCTGGATCAGGATACATTGCCCCACCAACTATAACAATCACTGGAGGAAATGGAATTGGTGCGGCAGCCACATGTTCAATAGAAAGTGAAGTTCGTGGAGTTATCAGTTTCACATTAACTGACACTGGCGTAGGATATTCAACCGCACCATCAGTTTCAATTTCTTCTCCTGGAATTGGAACAACAGCAACAGCGGTGGCAATTATCAATCCAGATACTCAAGTTTCATCACTCAGAGTAACAAATACAGGAGTTGGTTATACAGTCACACCAACAGTCACTATCGCATCACCACCATTAATTACTGGTTTAGGTACTTACAGATTTAATGAGGTTGTAAGAGGATTAACTTCGGGAACAGAAGGAAGAGTCAAGTCTTGGGATTCGGATACAAAAGTTCTTAAGGTTTCTCTTGTTGGTATCGGTACAACTGTCAGTGGATTTATTCCAGGAGAAATTGTTATTGGAACAGCATCTACAGTTTCAGCGGCATCTACTTCTGATGGATATGCTCTTTATACTATTAAATCTTATGATCATAGGGACATATATGATAAATATGAACAAAACGACGAAATTGAAGAAGAAGCAGACACCTTCATAGATTTCTCACAGACAAATCCATTTGGAAGTTACTAATGCTAGGAACCTATTTTTATCACGAAATCATTAGGAGGACTGTCATTTCTTTTGGCACAATCTTTAATGATATCCACATTCGCCACAGAAATTCCAATGATGGTGAAATTAGTGATATGAGAGTTCCTCTGGCATATGGTCCAGTTCAAAAGTTTTTAGCAAGAATTGAGCAGCAACCAAACTTAAATAAGGCAACTCAAATATCTTTGCCAAGAATGTCGTTTGAAATGAACTCCATTCAGTATGATCCAACTAGAAAGGCAGGCGTTACTCAAACCTTTAAAGCATCGGATGGCACAAACCTAAAAAAAGTTTATATGCCAGTCCCATATAATATTGGATTTGAAGTTAATATTTTAACAAAATTGAATGATGACTCTCTTCAAATCGTAGAACAAATACTTCCTTATTTTCAACCATCTTTTAATTTAACTATTGATCTTGTAGATTCAATTGGAGAAAAGAGAGATATAAGTGTTGTTTTGGATAGTATTTCTTTTCAAGATGATTATGAAGGAGATTTTTCAACCAGAAGAGCATTGATTTATACTTTACAATTTACTGCTAAGACCTATATGTTTGGTCCAATCGCAGATACTACAGATGGACTCATTCGTAAGGTTCAGGTTGATTATTATGCTGATACAAATAGAGAAACTGCAAAGCGTGAATTAAGGTATACTGCGTCACCAAAAGCACTCAAAGATTATAATAACGATGATGTATCTGTTTTAAAAGAAGCTCTAACCAAGACAGAAACAAGATTAACAATTACTACATCTACAGGAATGTCAGCAGGAGATAGAATCATTATTAATAGTGAAATTATGAAGATTGTAGAAGTTATTGACGGAACAACCATTGCGGTGAAGAGAGGATATGATGGAAGTTCCATTACAACTCATTTAGAAAGTACATCAATTGACAAACTAACTGCCGCTGATGATGCTCTAGTTGATATTGATGATGACTTTGGATTCAACGAAAATCTATTCTCATTTACAGATTCTAGAGACTTTAGCCCATCTAGAAGTATAGATATCTAATAGATTGGTAAAATCATGGCAAATAAGTTTGAAAAAATTGATGAAGCACTGAATGTTGAAAGTAGCATTGTAGAAGTAGATAGTAACTACAAACCTACTTTAGATACCGTTAAGGAACTGAGTAATGACATTAAAAAAGATTATGAATATACTCGTGCAAACTTATATTCGTTGATTGAAAAGGGACAAGAAGCAATTAATGGCATTATGGAACTGGCAGGAGAGGGTGGTTCTCCCAGAGCATATGAAGTTGCTGGACAATTAATCAAATCAGTTGGTGATGTAACTGATAAACTTATAGATTTACAAAAGAAATTAAAGGATGTTGAAGAAGATACAGTAAAAACAACAAACAATGTCACAAACAATGCTTTATTTGTTGGATCAACATCGGAGCTATCAAAATTACTCAAGCAAGGTTTTCTAAATAATAAAGAATAATCTTGTAGTTCAATGAGTTGGTCTAAAAAATATAAAAGATCAATTGATTGTGATAGTCCAAAAGGATTTTCTCAAAAATCTCATTGTGCTGCTCGTAAAAAAAGACAAAGAGGCGAAGTGACTAAATCAAAGTCTCCCTTTTCTGAAGCAAAGGAACCACAAACTTTTACAAAGTTTACTCATAAAACAAAGCATTTACCAAAATCTCAACATCAACTTGATCCAAATCTTGATCTAAAGCAATTGGTTCATCATGCGGTTAAGCAATATGTTGATAGAGATGCTGATGGTGATGTGGATGTTTATGACAATCCAAGTAGAAAAACTCCAGATGAAAATGTAATGAGTGCTCCGGAGGGTGCAAAAGTTGCTTCAAAAAAACTTATTGCTAAACAAAAAGGAGAATTGAAGCATACTAGAGTTGGTATGGCTTATGAAGAAACTAAATCTGGGGATGAGGGACTTCGTGATTGGTTTGGTAAGTCAAAGTCTTCCGATGGAAAATCTGGATGGGTTCAACTAGGTGGTAAATGGGCAGGAAAACCTTGTGCTCGTCAACCTGGTCAGACTTCCACTCCAAAGTGTGGAAGTTCAAAAATGAAAAAAGATCTCTCAAAAGATGAAGAAGAGTCAGCAAGAAGAAGAAAGAATAGATTAGATCCAAACCAACCAGAGAAAACTGGTGGAGTAAGTCCAACAAATGTCAGAACAGAAGAAATGAATCTCCAAGAAGTAAAAGATAAACCAGGAAAAGGCAGCGGCAAAAAAGACGCTTGCTATAATAAAGTAAAATCAAGATACAGCGTTTGGCCAAGTGCTTATGCTTCAGGAGCACTTGTCAAGTGTCGTAAAGTAGGTGCTGATAATTGGGGAACCAAATCGGAGCAAGTTAATATGGAAAGATATTGCCCTAGATGTAAAAAGAATGAACTAAGAGATGAATGTAAGTATGGTCCAAAATATTGGGATACATATTCTTTACCAATTAATTTGTCATCAGTGGCAATGTCAAATCCTCATTATCATGCGAATAGTCCTCACCCAGCAAATGAGGAAAAAGATCATGAGTATTCAATGGCTCGCTCTGAACTCTCAACAATTATTTCTGCAGCGAAGCGTTTAAAGAAAAAAATGAAGGGTGAGGGAAGCATTGAGGCATGGGTACAATCAAAAATTACTAAAGCGGCAGATTATATTGATACCGCAGCAGATTATGTTGAAAGTGGTGAGCATAATGTTGAAGAAGCAAAAAAATGTTGGCCAGGATATGAGAAAAAAGGAACACAAAAACTATTTGGAAAAACTTATAATCGTTGCGTAAAAAA